CCGGTTGATTCAGCGGCACCACGGGTTACCTCGGGAGCAAGAACAGCGGGGATGGCTTGGCCAACTTGCTCAGTTGCGCGAGCCGCCTCTCCAGCGCGAGTGAGATCCGCAATCTGTGCAGCGCGAGCAGCAGAAGGGGCTGTGGCTTCAGCAAATGACTCAGTGGCAGCAGCAACAGATCTTGGAATTCGAGCAGCTTCTCCAGCGGCTCCAGCAATCCCAAGAGTCATCAGGTTCATCGGAGACAGAAGGTCAGCGGCAACTTGGCCCGCCACTTCCCCCGCCGGACGAGTCACTGATTCTGGAACAGCCCGAAGTCCTGGAGTAACAATCCTTGCAATGTCAGCGGCTTTTGCGCCTAGAGACGCTCCCAATTCACGCTTCTCAGGAGAAGCTGACAAGAGGGCCATGATGCCTTCCTTGTCGATACGAGATGCACCTTCGAGCATTCCCTGCTTTGGCTCACCACCAGTGACCTGCTGGATGGTTCTTCCAACGGTCGCAAGATCTTGCGGCATTGGAGTTCCAAACGCAAAAGGAGCGGCAATACGGGCGAATGCCGGAGCGACCGATTTGGCCTTCTCGTACAGGCTTGGTGGTGCCTCAAGAACTGGAGCATTCGGATACTTTTGTTTACCAGCAAAAGCGAACGCCTTATTTATATCCTCTTGAGTGGGGTCTTTATCGCCTTCCAATTCAAGAGTAACACCAGTAGCATCATTGGTGATCTGATAGATAGGCATAATTATCTTACACGCTTAATTGTAAAACCGGGAATATCAGTAGGCTTAGCAGTTTCAGAACCCTTTACTCCAGCGGCTGGTTCAGTTGGGAATCCACCGGTTCCACCAAACGCAGATTGAAACTGCTTGGTTATTTCAGCCTGTTTTTCAATCGGAACTCCCGGCTTGAATGTGATTACAGGCTTATAGGTTTCAGTAACAGGATCGAATGACAAACGGCTTGAGAACGGAGAGTTATCAGTTCCAGCATTATCAAGAAAATCCTTGAGTTGAGGATACATCTTGCTTATTTCCTTAATTTGCTCAGGGCTTCCACCGACAGTTCCAACGCCAGGAAGATTGAACTGCATGTATCCCTGCTTCTTTCGATCAGCTTCCTTTTGAGCGGCTTCCTTCGTTTTCTCCTGAGCCTCCATAAACGCGAGCGTTTCAACATCGGGTTCCCCGAGTTTTACTCCTCGCTGAGACAGGTATCCCGACATTTCAGGAGCGCGTGACTTCAATGCCTGAATTCTCGCGTTTTTCGTTTGAGCTTGAGAAAGTTCAGCTTCAGCTATTCCGGCTCTTGTAGCCGCATCGAGTGGGCCAACGAACTGATTGGTGGTTCCGCCCAAAGCCATTGCAGCACCCTTGGCCCTTGAAGTTCCGGTAAGCAAATTGGCTTCACGTTCAGCGGCCAATCGCTTGAGGTCTTCCTCAAGCATGAGCTGACGTTGAGCTTTCATGCGATCCATTACGCGCTGCTCCTGCAACGCAGCAAGATCCTCTTCCATCAACGCCCGCTTGGCGTTTCTTTGCTGGCGGATCTGCTCGTTGGTTCCAGTGAACTCACCAGCGATGCCGCCGGTAAGCATGGATAATCCCTTCAGCAGTGGGTTAACACGTTGAGTGGACTGGGCTTCGAGCTTCTTTCTGATTTCTTCGGGAGTAGCCATAATGTTATCGCAGTTCGTTCAGCATTGATCGGCGGGCCATTCTTCCGCCAAGGCTTCTCATTGCAGCAGCCATGATCTCCTCTGGATCGTAGTTGATGTATCCGTTGTACGGGTTCAAAGCCTCCTGCATCCGTCGAGCGGGAATCGGAACAGTGGTTGGTTCGACAATGGACGGAGTTGATGTGACCGAAGATCCCGGAAGGGTGATCGGCTTGGGTGGCTTTGGAGGAGTAACCGGAGCGACCGGAGGCTGACTCAGATCCAAGATCGGAGTCGATGTCACCGAAGATCCCGGAAGCACGATTGGAAGCCTGCCGGGAAACCCAACAAGCCCTGTGCCACCGGAAGTTACTACCGTACCATCCTCAAGCTTAATTGTAGTCGGAGGTGTTCCGGCTCCTGTAACCCCACCGGAAATTGGCGATGAAGGATTGTAGGTATCGGAAGTGAGAGTTTCATCACCCGGTTTGACGCTCTCATTACTTGGAGGGGCTTGAAACTCAAATTCACCCTTCCTCCAGTTGTATGGAGCCTCTCGACCATACGCATCAAGACCGTAAAAAACGTCACCAATCCTAACTCCCCCCATGTCTGGGACCAGATCACCAAGTTTATATCCCGGATAACCGGGAAAATCGTCAACCATATCGCTCGGCGATGCCGCTGTTGAATCGGTGGTATCGTTTGCCATAGCTCAAGCCTTAGGAACCAAGTTATTGATCCGACCGATCATCCAGTTGGCCACCAACTTCTTCGCCTTCGGTTTATCCTTGAGCCACTTCGCGAACTTCTCCGCGTTGCTGTCGTAGAAGCTCTTGAACCAAGCGGGTCCAACGAGTTCCTTCCAGAAGTAGAACGCTTCCCACTGATCGGGAATGCACTCGCGAGCGACGTAGCAACCAGCAGCACTTCCGAGTGCGCCGATTGCTCCGGTGACACCTTTGAGGATTGCCAACGGTGAACCAGCCTGCGAAGCCTCGAACGCGTTCTGGGCGTTCTGGAGCGCAAAGCTGGAACCGGTCTGAAGCAACTGACCGGGACCGGCTTGCTGCATGCCTTGCATGAGCTGAGGTGCAGCAAACGGAGACGCACCTTGCTGGAGTCCACCAAGTTGAGCGGCTTGAGAGACGATGGGCTGGAGACCCAGAGCGGACTGGATGTTCGCGATATTCTGCTGCTGAGAACTCTGGCGTTGTTGCTGCGAAGCCATTTGGCCCGCGAAGGTCTGTTGCTGAGCGGTGTTCCGCTGACCGGTGGCTGCGAGGATATTCTGGAACGCTTCCTGAGCTTGGCGATTGGCGACATCGCTCGTGGTCTGACCGCTCTGGAGTAAGCCAAGAGCTTGCTGACGGCGCTGGACATCGGCATTCGCAATAGCCTCACCAACCGCCCGCGCCTCGCGGAAAGCGGAAAGGTTGCCAAGGATGTTTCCAGTAGCAGTGCCACGAGCGCGAACAGCTTGCTCAGCGGCTCGGATCATTGCGGGATCAAGCGTTCCAGCTTGAGCGAGACCGGCACTGATCTGGCGTTCGAGGTTGCTGCGGATGTTCGCTGCTTCGCCGGTATCCTGTGGGCCGGTGGGAATGCCGACACGCTCGTAGGTGGGGGCAGCGGGAGCGGTCTCGGCAATGGGGCGTTGCCCAATGCTCTCCATGAAGTTCTCATAGAGATCATAGCGTTTAGGATCAGCGGCCTTAAGCTCTTTAAGGCGTTGCTCGGCAAACTGAGTTCCGAATTCCTTGGAGAGATCAAGCTGACTCTTCGTGAACTCAGGAGCAAGAGATGCTAGTGCGCGAGCTGTTTCGCGTGTGACATCGATGTCAGAAATGCCGCTGAAATCATACGGACGCTCTCCGATTACTTTTCCAGACGCGTCATAGACTGGGTACGATCCCTTGCCTCCGGTCCTAGACGCCGCCTCGATCTGTCTTAAGACAGGAAAAGTTTGAGCTTGTGCGTAAACCGCTTCGCGGTTTGCCGCTGCCATATCTGGAGCATTGTAATCACCACCCATAGGAAATCCTTCGGTTCATTAGGAGTTTGAAGTATCTGTTGAAATCGTACAAACGGGAAACGCCTCTGCTGAATCCGCCCACCTTGGTGACCTTATCTGAACAGACAGTCATCATGGCCAACCAGAGAGTCTGAACAGCTTCCGGCTCAACCCCAATCACCATCTCGATCCAAGCGATGTGGCCATCAGGGAAGTTGTTGTTGATGTCCTCCGCTTCCTCGATTGAGTTCAGGAAACGAACAGCTCCGACACCAATGCACTCGCCCTTTTCATTCTTGATGATTCCGATCTGCTTCATCTTGTTGAAGATGCCGATCCAGTTCAGGAGCTGATCATCGTTCCATGTGGAACAAGTTGGCCAATGAAGCCTGAGCAGCTTAGCTGCTTCGATGATAGACGGATGTGCGTTCATTGCTGAGGACGCACGGAATCGACAAAGCCAGAGAGAATGGCGGATTGGAATGACAGGCGACCGCCCGCATTGGTTTCAACCTTAAATTGGATCGAGTTCCATCGGCCCTTGCTGATGAGATTGTAGGCTTTCAGGAACTTCTGAGAACTGGTGATGCTCAGGCCAGAATCAATCGTAGAGAATGTTCCAGTCATGTCCTTGGCGTAGGAAACGGTAACACCTGTATTCTGGGTGGTGTACGGGTTGTCGAACGCGAGCTGGATGCTGTACCCGATCTTGTCGGGGATGGGTTCCCCAAGGTTGTAAGCCTTGGTGGTCACCGAGGACTGGTATTGCGAGCCACCATCCAAATAGGAAGAAACAGGTGTTGGTACGGTGCGAGTGTTTGGCAGGTAGTCGTTGAATGACCAGACCTGATTACTTCCCGAAGACACTGCGGTCATGTCGCCAGCGAACATCAGCACAGGGCCAAAGCTTGAGAACGATGTGGCAAAGAAGTCGTTCACTTGCCAGTTGTCCCAGTATCCAAGCCAAGAGCGGGCCAGTGAGTGGTATACGATGATCGCGTTATTCCGAGGAATCAGGTCTTCGAGTTCAAGATGGTAACCGTTTTCGAGAAGCATCGCATACTCGTTTTCGAGACCAACACCGAACGGTCCTTCCTGAACAAACGGAACTGCGAGCAGGTATCGGTTATTCCAGAACACACCGTCGCAGAGTTCGAGGCGCGTCTTGTCAATGCGGCTGATGAGATCGTTGATCGGGCTGCTGAGCGCGAGTCCAACGCTGGTCTGGGTACCCGCTTGGATCTGGGCCATCGAGCGGATGCCGTCACGAGACAGGAAGAAAACGTCAGCACCCACCGCAGCAATGGATCGGTGCGAGGAGCAGCCGATGTTTCCGCTGACGAGCGAGATAGACCAATCGGCTGGATCAAGCGTGGGATCGGCATCCACAGTCCAGATGGACCGCTCCTTGAACACGAGCAAGCGGTATCCAAACCACGAGTAGAGACCACGAATCGGATCGCCATCGCCACCAACGCGAATGGAACCAAGCGGATCCCAAGATTCACCATCGAGAATGTCCGAGAAGTACAGGGTGTCGGGCTGGATTGTGGTATCCGCTGACACGGCCCACAGACGGTTGGTGTGGGTGGTGAGATAGAGCGGCTTGGCGGGGGCAGCGAGTGATACGAATGCGACCGCGTGTGATCCTCCACCACCGGAAATGTTTACTGTTGGAGCAGTAACGTATCCACTGCCTGGATTGGTAATACTAATTGCAACCAAATTGCCATCATTAGCAACAATAGCAACAGCGGTAGCTGTAGTCCCGCTTGGAGGAGCAGAGATTGTTACCGTTGGAATCGTGGAAAGATTTGACCCCTGATTGATGACATCGATTCGGCTGATCTTTCCGGCAGCGACGGATGCGTTCGAGTTAGAGCTGTTGACATAACGCAGTGCGCTATAGCCATCCGCGTAGAACAACTTCTCGTTGAGCTGAGCAAAGTAAACGTATCTCGCGAGAGGATTGATCGTAGATCCGCTGATGACGTTGTACGAAATACCAGGAGATCCGTAGTACAACAGATTGGTGTTCGCGTTGATATCATTCAGCGCGATTACCAGACGCTCTGAGGCGGACGTATCAAAGTAGAAGCCAGAGTAGACTTGGCAGTTGACTGGGAGGTTGGACGCGAAGTTGGCGGTGGTTGCCTCCCAGTTTGTGATAACGTCTTCCCAGTTGCTGGTGATGCTGTTGCCAACCAGTGAAACGGACCCGAGACGAGTGACAAGGTTTCCAAAGTCATCGTAGTCCATGTTGATGGCCGATTCCAAGCTTGTGGCCGGAATGGCATCTGGACGAGTAGCTGAAACGACACCAGTGCTGAACCCATTGCTTCCATCTAGAAGCATCTGGTCGTCGAGTGCGTCTGAGGATTGGAATGGCATTAGGTGATGTCCTGAAAGGTGTAGTCGTAGAGGCTGTCAGGAATGATGCGGCTGATCTGCTGCTGCTGACCGCGTTCCATGTCCTTCATAATGGAGACCTGAGCGGCTCCCTCTTGGAACTTCGCTTGGGCTTTGCCGTACTGCCGCGAGTATTCGAGGAGATCGCCTTCGGTGTAGGCCATCAGTGCATTCTCAACACCGTGCAGCTCGAAGTTGCTGTCGTTGGTGATGGTCTGAGCCTCACCGAACTGACGCATCTGGGACTGCTTCTTGCCGAGAACGAAGAGGGTTCCGTTGACGTTGGGAACTGGGATGAGCTTGATCCTCGGGACACCGGCCAGTCCGTAGGCAACGTCCATGTTGCGGACCCAGTTCACGAAGTTGTTGGGCGTGGACTTACGGCTATCGACGTTGTTCCAGGTGTTGGGATCGAGCTGGAAGAATGACACCCATTCAGCGGACGGGATTTCGATGCCATCGGTATCGCCATCAATCGTGAACTTCGCGGCCACTGGGAAGTCCATGTACATATTGTATCCGGTGTTCGAGGAGTAGGCCGTGGTGACGAAGGTGTTGATCGTATTGATCTCATCGCCATCAGCGACAGAGATAGAGGTTACTCCGAGGGTATCGTTCCATAGGCACGAATCCCAGATCATGGAGTAGCGGCGGATACAGAACTTCTTGGCCAACGTGAGCGTGGCCGAGTCCGTGAACGACAGCTTATCGCAAGCTGCTTGCGCTACTTCAGAGGGTTTCATTAGGCGAAGTACTCCTGAGCCGTGATCGTCGAGGTGGTGCTTTGCTGGACGGAACCACTTATGTTGAAGTTCAAATACAGGTCACTAGATCCATAAATGTGAATCTTGTATGTAACAGCAGAGGCGGTATTGGGTGAATCAAGAAACTCTATCTTAACATTGTTGATCGACTCAATCTCACCGTCTTCGTAGCTGGCAGAAGCGATTCCAACTATTCCAGTACCAGTGCTTGTTCCAATCTCAGTTCCGTTTCTAGTTAGCCTGAAAACGCAGTTTTTGGAATCACCAGTTAAAAACGAATAGTTGATAACGGCAGAAACAAGAATGTTTGAATCGCCGCTTCGTGGAGTAATAGAAACCGATATTACATCAGCACCAGATCCAGTGGTATTTGCCTCAATGCTTGCTCTGGCTTTGTTTGCAGTCTGCTTACATTGAGGTGAGTTCAATGAAGTCTGAACAAACTGACTGGAGTTAGAAGCCCGAAGTCTTCCAGTCGAATCAAGAATAATAACCTTATCGGTATCTGTATCAACATTCTGAGTGGTGATGTTCGGGAATGTAACAACATTCGCGTTCACCGTCAGGAGATCTGCGTCAGCATTACCAATAGTGGTATTGCCGTTTACCGTCAGGTTACCACTTGCGGACAAAGAAGTTCCACTAATAGAAGAGCTAGATCCAATCGAACCGGTTACAGTAAGGTTGTTCGATATGACAGTAGCACCAGTAACATTGAGGGTGCTATTGATTGTTAACGGATTGGCGAATGATACGTTTCCAAAAAACGATGCATTTCCATTGCATGTGAAGGTTGAATTGAATGTTACCGATGAAGCAGTAAGGCTTCCGGCAAACGAACTTGATGCGGCGGCGTTGGTTTGGACGATGTTTCCAAACACGGACAGATTACCCGCGCTCGTGGAGATGTTGCTAGTGACCGCGAGGGTGGACGAGAGATTGGCGGCACCAGTGACTGCCAGAGTGGACGAGAGGGTAGTAGCACCGGTAACGGTCAGGGTGGATGAAAGGTTGGTGGCACCGGTCACACCGAGCGTAGAA